AAAAATTAAAATTTTGGGGTGTACCTGACAATTTTATAATTGAAGACGAAGCTAAAGGTCCTATACTTGCTGCATTATCTGAGGATGATGTATTAAGTGTTTACATTGATAAAGAAAATGGGTTATGTATAAACTATTCAGGTGACGGCTATGAGTGAAGAACAGTATAATTTAGGTGAACAAACTAACTACTTGTCTAGAAAACTGTTTCTAGACGGAACAGTTACTATTCAAAGATTTGAAGAAGTACGCTATCCACGTATTCAAAAGTTTGAAGCAACTGCTAGAGGTTTCTTTTGGACTCCAGAAGAAATATCATTAAGTAAAGATGCTAACGATTTTAAAGATGCGAGTGATGCAGTTAAGCATATATTCACTAGTAACTTACTAAGACAAACTGCATTAGATAGTTTGCAAGGCCGCGGTCCTACACAAGTGTTTACACCTGTAGTAAGTGTACCCGAAGCAGAACTACTAATGCTTAATTGGGGATTCTATGAGTCAAATATTCATAGTCGCAGTTATAGCCATATTATTCGTAATATCTATAACATTCCAAAAGAAATATTTAATACAATTCATGATACTAAAGAAATTGTAGATATGGCAAGTAGTGTTGGCAAATACTACAATAGATTGCATAAATTTAATTGTCAAAAAGAACTTGGAATTGAAGTTCTTGAAAGAGACCACATTAAAGCTATTTGGCTTGCACTACACGCAAGTTATGCATTAGAAGCATTCCGCTTTATGGTTTCGTTTGCTACTAGTTTAGCAATGGTCGAAAACAGGCTGTTTATTGGTAACGGTAATATTATTGCATTAATTTTACAAGACGAGCTGTTACACAAAGAGTGGACTGCTTATATGATCAATTTGGTAATAAAAGATGATCCGCGTTTTACCGAAATTAAAGCAGAGTGCGAAGAAATAGTGTATAATATGTACTTAGATGTGATTAGAGAAGAAAAAGAATGGGCAGATTACTTATTTTTAAAAGGTCCAGTAATTGGACTTAATGCTAACATCTTAAAAGAATTTGTTGACTATACTGCAGTACACGCTTTAAAAGAAGTTGGTATTAAGTATCGCGAAACAGCTCCTAAATCAACACCTATACCGTGGTTTAACAAACATTCCGACCCGAGTAAAAAGCAAACTGCTTTACAAGAATCTGAAAGTGTTAATTATGTGATTGGCGTTATGAGTGACGAATTAGATTATGACGAATTACCAACATTGTAACGACATTTGTGCATGCATGGGACCGCAGGGCGAGGATCCTGTATGTCCATGCGAAATGCTTAGAGAAGGAAAACAACCATCATATGAATTATGGACTAAGACAGACGTAGAGGCGATGAACAATGCGGTCGGACAGATATTTAAAAAAATCTCGCAAGGGTAACGGCGCTGCAGGAAATGCAAATCAAGCAATAGCACTAAATTCACCAGCGAGAGTAAAAGCTATGATGGCCAATATAGCAAAAATTGATTGGTCAAACCCGTACAAGGATTTTATTAAATGACAGCAATTTTATGGTCGAAGGACCAATGTCCGTACTGTGTGCAAGCTAAGAGCTTGTTACAAATGAAAAACATCAACTTTGAAGAACGAAACATTTCAAATGGTGGATGGACTAAAGAACAACTATTAGAAGAAGTACCAACAGCAAGAACATTACCACAGATTCAAATTGATGGCAATTACATCGGTGGTTTTTCAGAATTACAACAATACTTAAAGGCACATTATGATTATAGATAAAGGCGTATCACCAGGTGAAGTAGTTACAATTAAACTTACTTCAGGTGAAGAACTTATTGCATCGCTAGTTGAAGAAACAGAAAAATACATTAAAGTTTCAAAACCACGTGTATTAACAGCAGCACAAGGAGGAATTGGAATGGCTCCATATTTGTTTACTGTTGATCCAGATAAAACAATTAAAATTGCAGCTGCTACTGTAGTAGTATTAGAACCAACTGAACGAGAATCAGCTAAATCATATACAGAAGCAACTTCCAGTCTTATAGTATTATAAATACAGTATGGGTATATCAACTACTAGTTTTGGCATTGTACACGAAAATGAAAGATTTTCAAAATCTGCAACTTGCGGAGTACACGAAATTATTAATTCAGTAACTTCGTCTTTCCCGCATTCCGGAGTTAATATTTCATTTTTAGGCAGATCTCTTACAGTAGCCGGAAGATATACTAATTTATACAGTCCATCAACCTGGACCTACATACCAATTGATAAAACTGATACAGTTACTGTTCACAATTTTGAATTAATTCCTCAAAAAATTGGAACAGTAGTGTCAGGAAATAAAGATCCTGGTAGTACTGTTGCAATAACATTTACAGTTAACACAACCGAAACGGTTACTACTACATCAACACAAACTGGGTATAATTCAGTAACTGATCCGATTACCGGTGTTGTTACACAAGTACCATATACATATCAACAAACTAATACTACATATGTTCCTCATTCTTATACAATAACACAAAAAATAAGTAATATATGGGACGACTTTGCTACACAATTATCGTTAGCAGTTTCAAGGAGTGAATACTAATGCCAGCAGTAACTAGAAAAGGTGATAAATGTTCAGGACACGGCGGTTGGCCTGCACGAGTAAGCGATACTGCAAGTCCGGATGTATTTGTAAATAGTATAGCAGTTCATCGTCAAGGTGATCATTGGGTTAAACATTGTAATTCAGAACCAAAATGCCACGATTCAACATTAGCATCTGGTAGTAGTAAAGTGTTTATAAACGGTAAACAATGCGGCAGGGTAGGCGATCCAGTAGCATGCGGATCTAAGGTTGCATCAGGTAGCAGTAACGTATTTGCAGGTTAAAAAAGGAGATAATAGTTATGAAATGGGAAACACCAACATATGTCGATGTACGTTTTGGCTTTGAAGTCACTATGTATATTTGCAATCGTTAAAAAAAGGGCTAATAGCCCTTTTTTCTTAATATGTTTTTAACCAAGCTTCCTTTAACGCATTTGGACTAATTCCAAATTCTTGGAATACTTGCATTAAGGTCATTAGTTGATTATCACTTTTTTGAACTTTTTGTCTAATTGCATGTAGTTCATGATCTCTAATACCATTCTTTTTAAGTAAATCAAAACCTTGATTAATTGCTTGTTGAGCCGCATTTATATTTTGAGAATGTGTATCGTGTTTCTTAACAGGCTTTTCAGCCGGTTTCATCATATCACTTTTACCTAGGTCTGCACCTTTATTTTTGTGTGTAGCTACTAATGTGTCACCTTGTTTTTTATAACTAGTTCCGCCTTCGTATTTTTTTGGAATAGTACCTTTTACACTTTCCCATCTATCAATAGCATTTTCAAGTCTAACACCTATTCCAAATGCTTCTTCTGCATTTAAAAAACTAGATGCTAAATCTTGAGGGGTAGCAACTTTAGCAATAGCTTTTATAACATTTGGTAAATGATTTTCAAGATGTCTCATTAATTCACCATATGTTTGAATGTCAGCTTCTTTTGGTGCAATACCTTTTGCACGCTGGGTCATAGTTGCTTGAACTTTATTATTTGGATTAATGTTTACATCTAAATGTGCTAAATGATTTAACCCGTGTACTTTACGTAGTTCTGGAATTTCTGATAATGTAACTAATGCATTTTTTAAACCGCGTGCAGATTTGCCGCCTTGCATTCCAGTGCCTGCTCTATTTTTAGTAACTGACAAATAATTGTTAGTAAACCAAACTGATCGTACACTACCTACTTGTAGGTTACATGCATTAATATCTCTATTTGCTAATCCAAGTTCAGTTGGATCATACGGATCAGTAACTGAGAAGTCGTACTTATGTACTAGTTCAGGTAATGTTTTTGAGTACATTATAATTAACGATTTTGCGTGGCTGATTAGATCTGGAAGTGCATCTGCAATATAGCCTTCCATTAAATCTTGTATTTTCATAAGTAATCCTTTTTGTAATAATATAGTGTATTTATTAATTTTTATTTGACAAAATATAATTATAAGCGTATAATGTACAAATAGTATACTTTAATTCAATAAAAAGTCACTTTTTTAACAGAATTTCAAAGTTCACTGCTATATATTATATGTTTCGAGAGAAACTAAGATAGTTGGATTGGGCAGTTGACAATCCTGCGAGTCTTGGCCAAATTAGAAACCCGCGAAATTCGGGAAGCCAGGCTTGCCAAAGGTGCAACAATTGCAATTTAATTGTTGTGGCTGATGGAGAAGACGTCACGAACAAAATGGGTTCAAAGAACCTCGTGCAGTTTACTCCCTTAATGTAATGTGCAGTTATTTTAATGCACACCAAGTGAAAGGAGAAAAAATGAAAAATTCACTAATAACAGGGCTCCTTGCCCTCTCAATAATTACTACCGTAGCTCCAGTTGATGCAGCTACTAAACACTCGACTGATAAACAATCTATACAACACGTAATCCACAAAAAAGTTAAACATAAACATTACAAACACAGACTT